AATGAATAGCTATGCGATTTTCATTAAAACGTCCAACGGAGTTTCGTTTCAAACACATTACGAATACAATTCAAGCTATGATTTAGTTGAATTATACAAAGATGCCATTATTAATAAGAAAGAATTACTTGTCTTTGATTATGGTGTACTACGAACAGATGATATTGCTGGTATTTTTATTACGAACAGGAGGAACTAACTAATGATCGTATTAGTAATCCTTTGTTGGTTACTTATTCTAGGTTCATTATCAGGTAAAACATGGGAAAAGGAACAATACTTACCTAACACTCTAGTTTTTATTACGAGCTTACTAATTTTATTCTTATATTATGGAGGTTTTACAAAATGAGCATGACACCCGAACAATTAAAACAATTACAATTACAACAACACGCATTAAATAATTCAGAGTTACAACCATTAACACGAGAGGATATTGCGAACTTCCAAAATCAACCTCAACAAGCACCGCCTGACCCGATGGATGCGTTAAAAGAAGTGGCTTTCCTAGCTTGTGACATTTATACGGAATTTGCGAAAAATCAGGAGTTAGATGTCCTAACAAAAGCATCTGCACTTTCTCAGATGTCACAGTCCATTGGAAATATCTTTGGTATTTTGAACCAACCGTCACCTGAACAAGACTTACAAATCAAAGCAGCAGAACTTCAAATGAAGGCTCAGGAACATCAATTAAACCTTGAAGCAAAACAACAAGAGATGCAGTTTAAAGCTCAAGAATCAAATCAGAAATTACAACAAAAAGAAATAGAAAATAGAATGAATATTATCCATAAACAACAAGGGCATGAACAATCGCTACAACAAAAGAAAGAAGCTCAAAAACAAACACCCCAACCAAAACAAGGTAATAAACCTGTTAAATAGGAGGGATTGACTGATGCAAATTTTCCTAGTTTTACTATTGTGGCTACTATGGTTGTGGCTAGTGTTCGAGGACACCCATTCATTCCTTAGTTGGTTGTTTAAGAAAATGAAGGTGAGGAATTAACTGATGCAATTTACTATAAATATACCTGAGTGGTTACTATGGTTATTAGGTGTACCTGTCGGATTAGGTGTTATTTGTTTTGCTATCTTAGGTGTTTATTTCCTTTTCATGTTAAGCCAATGGAGGTATTGATATGAACTGTGAAAACTGTCATTCAGGACACTACCAAACTCCAAAAGATAATCACCCTAGTTATATAGTGTGTAGTTCATGCGGAGCTATAAAATTAACTTATTCACCAATGGGCTATCAAGAAGATATGCACCAAGTGAACACTGGGGGTGGTATCGACATAATCGCTGTTTTTGGCGGTTATGGTTAAACTGGCTCAGGGAAAAGTAGATCAACTCTACAAGAATTCTTAATACGTGCCTTAGAAAATCCTCGTGGTTCAGGTATTTTTGCAGCTCAAACATTAGGTCAGTTAAAGAAAACGACTCTTAAATCGTGGTTTGAGGAAATTTGTCCTCCACCTTTGATAGAATCATATAATAAATCAGAAGGTGAAATTAAACTTGTAAACGGATTTACAATTTTCTGTGTACCAACAGAAGATGAACAACGTATTCGTTCCATGACAATCGGACTAGCACACATTGAGGAAATTTCAGGTATTAAGAAAAGTATTTATACACAGATTCAAAGTCGTATGAGGGATAGTTATGTAAAAAATAAAGCCATTATTGTCTGTTCAAACCCTGCGAATACATGGATTAAAGATGAATTTGTTGATAATGAAGCTAGAAAAGACCCAAAACACCCTCAACATGACCGATATAATCCATTTATGCGTACATTTGTATGGGCGACTCACTTAAATACGTATTTACCTGAAAATTTTATTGAAATGAACACAAAAGGGAAACCAAATTGGTACGTTGAGAAATATTTTAAAGGAAGTTTTGAATACAACTCAGGTATGGTGTACCCGACAATCGGTGAATGTTTTATTGACCCATACCCTGTAACAAAAGATACTGACCGTTTTGGTATTCCGAAAGATTGGGAGAGAGTTATTGCACTTGATCATGGAATTCGTAATCCAACCGCTATGATTATGGCTGCTATTAATCCAAAAACAGGGGAAGTAGTTGTTTATAACGAGTATTATGTTCCTGAAAAAACAATTCCCGAACACGTAAAAGTTATCAAACCATTAATTGAAGAAATTCCAGCAGGTTTGATACGATTTATGGTGATTGACCCTGCTACTAAACAACGAACTAACCCAATCGAAGGGAAATCCGTTCAATCTCATTACCAAGAATACGGTTTATACTTCCAAGCAGGTAATAATAATGTTGAGTACGGTCTAACAAAAGTAAATTCATATATTGAATTAGGTAAATTAAAAGTCTATAAATCTTGTATTTACTTCATTAAAGAAGCATTAGGATATGTTTATCCTGAGCTAGATATGGATAATTCAGACGAAAATCAGGACGAAAAGCCAATTAAAGCAAACGATCACCTCATGGATTCGTTAAAATATCTAATAGCAAAGTTACCTGACGACCCTGAATATCTAAAAGTAGAGTCATATTCACCACCAAAACGATATGATACGTACACAAACTACGAAACTATTGAAACTAATGACGAATACATGGATAATGAAAATAAGATTACAGATTATTTGAATTATTACTGACAAAGGAGGTTAATACATGAATGATTACAAAATCGAATACACAGACTTATCGTTTCGTGTAGTCACATGGTCAGATACAGACTTTGATGAAGTTTGTAAGCTCATTTCAAAGCGAAAAGTGTGTGCGGTTGTTGATGGAAGTCTGTATATGCTAGAAGATATTCGCAATATTGTGAAATTAGACCCACTTCCACAAGAAAAACCTGAAGAAGAACCTGTTCAACCACAAGAAACAGGTGCATATGACTTTGTTGATTTTCAAACAAAGCAGTGGTTATTACATGAAGCAAAAATTGATATCGACAAAGGGGGTTTATTAGAGGATGAATACTGAGGAACTAACTGAGCCAGTGGATAATACAAAGGAAGAAACAACGGAAAAACCAAAACTAAAGCCTGAAGAAGAAAAAGAACTGATTAGTAAATACGTCCGTCGAGGGAAAAAAGCAGTTAGTGCGATGGGTGACCTACACCGAGATTGGAAAATGATTGATTTATTTGATCGTGGTCGTCAGTGGGATATGGTCAATTTACCTGTTTGGTTGCCAAAACCGATTACAAACCTTATCCGCTATGTGCGTACAACAAAACGTGCCAACTTAGCACTCAATGTACCACAGGCAACGCTTACACCATTAACTCCGATTGATGATGGGTTTGTTAAATTACTACAAAAAGCATATGAACATGTGTGGGACGAAGAAAAAGTACCACTTACAATCCGTCGATGTGTTGACCGCTCACTCTTACAAGGGACAAGCATCGCATATGTGTATGTAGAAGAAAACGTTCGTGGTAAGTATTTTGGTGAAGGTCACGAACACAATCAATTATACAAATACGATGTGAAAGTCAAACGTATTAACAACGGGAATTTCTTTATTGACCCTGATGCGTACACAATTAATGAAGCAAAGTTCATTGATATTACAGAGAATCGTAGTTTCTCAGATGTAAAGAATGACCCAATGTTCAAAGAATATGCAGGAGATAAGTTAGCAAAGTTGAAATATGCTGACCTTCAACGTGATTCCAATGCCACAGGTGATATTTTTGACCGAGATATCTTGCAACAAGATACATCAAACGATAATGACACTGGTGATGAAATCTGTACGGTTCATATCCACTGGGAACGATACCGTAACAGTGATGGTGAATGGCAAGTTGATTGTAGTTACTTCTTATGGAACACAGACTTCCTTTTATACAGAGTCGAAGGGACTCATGTAAACAAATATCCTTTTGTTGTTTTGTATGACGAGGAAGAAGAAAACTCATTTTGGGGTAGTTCAACTGCGATGGATATTTTGGAAAACCAAAAAATCATTAACAAAGCAGACCAAGCAGCTTCCATTATCGCAACAATGAATCAAAACCCACAAAAAGTGGTCTTACGTGAATCAGGAATTAATGCAGCAGAAATGTCCCGTACTGGTACGCTACCAGGGAAAGTTTGGACTTCAAATGTTGACCCTCGTATCGCAGTTCAATCCATTCAACCACCTGACATTCCAAAAGGATTGTTTGAAATGGGTGATCGTATGAAAGCTGATGTGAAAGATATGACGGGTATCACTGAAGCATACACAGGTCAATCCGTTGGTTCATTGACTACATCAAGTGGTGTTGATTCATTAATCGAACGTTCTAGTATACGTGATAAAGATAAATCGGTTCAGATTGATGCTTTTGTTGAGGAATTATCAGAGTTAATTATCCAGTTTATCATTTGCTACTGGAAAGAACCAAGACCGATTATGACTCGTCAACAAAACGGAAACGCTCAATACGAAACATGGATTCCTGTTGATGATAAAGTATCAAAAAACTTAGAATACCGACTTCGTAGTGATGTATTCGCAAAAGCACCAATGACTCAGGCTTCAAAACGTAGCCAAGCAGACAAATTGATGCAGATGCAAGGTCAATTCCAATACGACCCACCGATTATTACTCCTGAAGAATGGATTTCGATGCAGGACTTTGATACAAAAGAGGATATTTTATCTCGTATGCAACGTGACCGACAAGCAAAACAAGCGCAAGAAGGGAAGAATATCCAACAAAGCATTATGCAGTTAGTGAAACAAGCAGAAATGTTACGTGGAAAAGGATTAACTGAGCAACAAGTTGACCAACAAATTCAAACAATGGTGCAACAAATTCTACAAACAACATTTAGTGCAGGTGCTTCACAAACTGCCGAACAAATGGGAATGGCTTCTGCACCAAGTCCGTCAGGTGGTCAAAGTGGAAATATGAGTCAAACCGCTTCAGCTAACATGAATAGTGGAATGTAGGAGGGTAAAAATGTTCTCTATATTCAAAAGAAAACGTAAACAATGTTGTAACTGTAAGAAAACATTTTATAAACCCGAGAGTATTGTTTATGTAGGTATTTTGGGAAATGATATGTATTTCGAAGTCAGTCCATGTTGTAATGAAAGCTATATTATTGTATAGGAATGTAGTTGACAGATTATTCCAACTTTGGTATACTTGTCTTACTATATTTAGTATCTAATGTATAGTGTGCTGAGTTCTCCAAATTCTCTAGCACAAGGCTAACAGACTTCCTGCAAAGTTGTACTGTTAAAACCATTGTTACACTACTCCCAGTGTGTAATCAGAGTAAAAGAGCGTACCTTAACGGTATGCTCTTTTTCTTCGTCTATATATCCAACGGATTCCACTAGGTGTACCTGAATCCATCATAAGGTGAAATAGGAATCCGATAAAGAATAAAATTCCCCACTTCCAGTAAATACATACCACAGGTAGTGAAAATAATACCGCAGCTTGTAATGAATGAACGAATTGTCTGTGTTTAAAGAATAACCACAATGGAATAATCTTTCCGATCATGCTTTTTCGAATATCCGCATCAGGAAAAATACTCCCTAATAAAAAAGGAAGTGGGTTAATCCATTCAGGTATTTGTATTTGAATTAGTAACCAAACAAGAAATGCGAATTGCCAGTGTATTTTCCCTGAGAAAGCACACACCTCCCCTTAAAATCCCTTAGTTTGTAGTATTCACCGAACGCATACAAATTATTCAGGTAAAATAATACAAATTTTCAATAAAATTGTTTACATTTTTACGAACATTGTATAAAATAATAGTAACTAATATTCGCCATTCGTGAGCGTAAACACGAAAAACCAACTGATTTACAACTTTCGCAACCCAAGCGTAAACATGGGAAAGGAGAATTTACATGGAAGAAAACTTAAATCCGACTGTTGAAACAACAG